TGAACGGGTTACTATCATCAGCACTTTGTTTGAATTGCGACAGTTGAACAGGAGCAGAGGCCACACTTCCCCGTCGTGTCCATTGCTTTTTGGCAACCTTTTGGGGCTCTGGTTGTTTCGGTGGCTCCTGAATTCTCTTTTGGGGTGTTTGTGTGGCTGATTGAGGCGGACTAGGAACCCACCTTGGTCTGATAGGGTGCAAAATTGCCTCTTCGATCTCCTTCATCGGGATCAATTCAGGCGGGTAAGACTTGATCTTGGCACACATTCCATTCCACAGACGATTGTGGTTGGTCTTATACTCCCCTTTTTCGGGGCGTTCAGGCAGCTGCACTGCGAAACTTCTTTTAAATCGAAAGGTCGTACAACCTTCGTTGCGTTCATAATTTTTCTTGTCTGTGTCGACCAGAACATTATCCATTTGAAGGAGTAAACTTTTGTCAATAAGAAAGCCTGGCACCAAGACGTGATATTCGTAATGCGATGAGTTGACTAACCCGCGACCGCCGGTACACTGCAGACATCCCTGATCGTCGCACGTGTCACCGTGGTATGCACCATCATCGTCGTCCAAACCTCGATCTGTAAAAGCGCTTGGTGGTCCCGGATTCGCTTCCACATCCCCATCTTGGGTAACATCATGGGTTGGTGGGACATAATTCGCCATCACTGACCGACGGCATGAAGGACAAGAACCGATCTGTCTGCAAGATTCATGAATACATAGAAAATGAAACCAGTGGCCACAAGATATTTGCACACCTAATCCATTCGGATACCCATCAGCAATATCGTCTCCTGAATCACACAAGCAAATGGCACAGGTGATTGGTATAAAGATGGTTTTATCAAAAACGTGCTGAGTTCCGAACGGCATGGGATTGGCTGGTGGTTCGAAAGCGACCAACGCTTGATGTGCAACCATATCAAGCTCATCTTCTTCATCATCACCATCAACGTCTTCGAAATCCACCTGGAAATTTTGGGTTACGATGGTTAAGATGGCCCGATCAGTTTGTTGTTGTTGGATGTTGGCAGCTGCTTGAGTGTAAAAATCATCTCCCAACAACCTGACTTCAGTATGTTGTGGGGTTTCTTCGGCCAACCTTTCTATCTCAAGCCTAATGCCTCCAACCTGGCTTCTGAACCTTTGCTCAAGTAATAACCGGTACCCATCTGCCAAGAAAATAACTGAACCAGTCACAGGCGCTGTAGAAATTTCTGGCATAGGTCCAATGTAGTTGGGCAGGCGTGTCTCAACACCAC